GGGATGAGTCGGAAAAACGGAAGGGCCCCGGGTTGACTAACCCGGGGCCCTCTGACCTGGCGCTATGTGCTCGATGCGTTACGCAAGTTCTAGGCGTGCCAGCGCTGCGCGGCGTGACCATTCCCGCACCGGGTAGGCGCGGCCCCTGGTGGCGTCGTGCACCTGCGCTGCAGCCGATGACGGTAACGCTGGTGCCGTCCGTGAACGTGATGACGGCGCCGTCGGTACTGGTGCGGATCACGCCTTCAAGCGTCGCCGCGGCATCGGCAACGGCCTGCGCTGCGGCTGGAAGGGACGCGGGCCGACAGTGACCAGGGCGACCGCGGCGGGCCACGTGTCCCGACTGCGCCACGGGCCAAACGTGCGGCACGTACTTCGGCCGATTCGGCGGCACGTGCGGCACGCTGCGCGGCCCGTGCACGTTTGCCGATGACCAGCGTTATGCGCTGGTGGCCGCGCCATGCTTCCCGCACTGCGGCACGTGTCCCGACCGGCCACCATCATGGTCAAACCAGCTTGCACCGTTTGACGTTCTGCGGTCCCTGGTGCGCCGATCTGCCACGTGCGGGAAGGTGCCGCAACCCACGCCAGATGTCCGCGTTGTGCGCCGTAGCGGCAAGGCTGCGGCAAGGTGTACCGGGCCGTACCCTTGAACGCTGACCGGTCGGGACGGGCCAGAAATGACCGGTGCCGTTTGGACCAGACATCGGGACGTTCGGCCGACATCCCCGCGTTGTGCAGTAGGTACGTCCCCGCGCTTCCAGTGCGAGTGACCAGCGATGGCCGCGCTGCGGCTCAATTGATGCCTGCCACACTGCTGCGCTGGTCGGCAGGTCAAGCGCTGCGGCTGCGCCGTCGATCACCCGCGCCACGCGTGACGGTCGTTCGACGGCACGGCGTACCATGTAGCTAGGCACGACCGCCGGTAGCACTGGTGCAGGCTGCCACGGTGCCACATTCAGGTAGTCCCAACGGGCCACGGTGCGCCGTCCGTCGACCAGCAGCAACCGCGTGCCGATGTCTACCCATCCAACCTGCACCGTGTCGAGCAGTCCGAACATGGTCCCGACCTGGTCGGCATCCGGTGCTACACGGTGCGCTGGTGCCGCTGTAGTGCCGTCTGCCGCCCGGTAGTCGCCCGTGGCGACGTTGTACCCATCGCTCGGTGTCTCGCAGTCCTGCGCCGATGCCATCTCACGCTCGAACGCGTAGCGCTGCGCAGTCTTGCCCCGGGCGTAGATTGGCAAACGTGCCACCCGCGCCGTGCGTAGTTGCTGGTCAAACCAGCTTTTCAAGTGTTCTTCCCTAGTTCTCATTCGTCCTTCCCGGCCAGGTGGCCAATCCACCTGCGCCAGGCACCAGAGTACACCCGTTCTGAACATCTGTACATGTGGCTCTGACCTGCGGTTATAGGCTCGATTGGTGACGGAACGCGTAGTTTCCGTGCCATACCAACGGGGCTATAGGTGCCGCTGGTGCCGCTGGTGCTGGTGCCGCTGCGCAGTCCTGCGCAGTGCTGCGCCGTGCCGTGCCGCCGTGCCGCTGGTGCGCCGTCTGGCGTGCTGCGCCACCTATCACGTACCGTGGCCGCTGGTCACCTCAGGTGACCGTCACCGACAGTGGCGGAACACCACGACGGGTGACAGGGAGGTTCGACCCCTCCCCCTCCCCCCCCCGGGGGAAAAAGGGACCCCCCCACCCCCCGGGCCCGACCCGGCAGGGCCACACAACCCCAGCCGTGCCCAACCGTGAGGGAGGACTGCCCCCGATTGCAAACCGGTCGTTGAGCCGAACCCGTAAGGGTGCAGTTAACGACGCGCTAACCAGTTAGCGGACCGTTAAAGGACCGCCAATTCTGGCCCGCGTAGTTTCCGTGCCACACCGACGGGGCTATATGTGCCACACTGTGGTGGTGGCGTTCCACCTGGTCACAGCGTTGCCAACCATGTTTCACGTGAAACAATCGGGCGTGACCCCTTTGGTGATCGTCTAGTTGCAGTGCAGGTAATCCGTTTCGTTAGGGACTCCCCTCCCCCCTAGGCGGCTTTTCCACTGTGGCGTTCAGCTTCTACCTGACGTGGAGCCGCGGCCGTAGCCCGGAAGGCACGACCGCGCCTCGACCTCAGGAAAGGATCGAACCATGACCGCCTACGAAGCGCTCGTCCGAGCGCAGGCCGCCATCGAAACGGCGATGAAGACTGAGACCGACAACGTCATCAGGACCCACCTGGTCGACGCGGCGAATGCCTGCATCCGAGCCAGGGACCGGATCACCACCTACGTGTGGAACGACCGGACAGCGTTCGACCCCCGAACAGATCGGGCAGTAGGGCTGCAACCCTCACCCGACTGTGGGGCGAGGAAGGATCGGGCGCTCAGAGCGTCGAACTCGCGGGCCAATGACCGTGGACAGTTGCGGACGGTCCGATCCTTCCTCCCTCTACAGAAAGGAGGCCAGCGATGGGCATGAAATGCCCGTTCTGCGACCTCGACGAGAAATTCCACATCGTCGAGGGCGACAAGCTGCGATGCCAGCCGGACCGACAGCAAGGCTTCATCAAGGCGTGCCTGGCGCTTGCCGCAGGCGAATACCAGCCAGAAAGGAGCGAGGCGTGAGGTACATCCTCCGCAAGTTCACCTTCGGCTTCACCGTAGGAATGCTCGCCCTGAGCGCCTGCGCAGCGAAGATCGACACCGTCACCGACGACCCCGGCGACCCCCGAACCCGATGCGCCTGACGCGTCTGGGGAAGTCGACCGTCCTACAGCTTCCGCGAGGCGATCGGAGTTCTGCGATGGGTGACGCCAACCGATCCAGCGAAGACTCGCAGGACTGCGAGGACGAACTTCGCACCGCCCTCTACGCCCTCAACCGGGCGCAGAGCAACACCGACGACCAGGACCGTCGCCAACGCCATCACCGACGCCCGCGACAAGGTCTGGGGCATCTTGCAATTCCTCAACCCGACCCGACACGTCGACTGAAAGGAGCCGACCATGCCCGGCGAACCATTCGCCCCGCCGACAGAGCCGCCGGTGATCATCCGGCGCTACAGCGGCGACCTGACCTACTGGGTCCACACGTCCGGCATGTACTGCACCGGCGACACGGCAGCACCACTGCTGAGAGCGCTGGCAGGACTCGAACGCGACGAGAACGTGGGCTGAGCAGAGCGGCTCGGGGGTAACGAGCCGGGGTGTCGGCACTCCACCGAGTGCCTAGCCCCCGATCTGACCTGGGTCGTTCTGCTCAACCCATCACCTGAAAGGAGCGCGTTATGCGTCAACCCAAACTGGCCCGCGTCGAGCGCGGCACGATCGTGCCGATGACTCTCGAACAGTGGGCGGCACGGTTCAACGCCGACCACCGGCTCGCCCCGCCGAAAGGTAAGCGATGCCCGGCGTAATCTTCGAAACCGGACGGCAAGTCCAACAGCGCAACAACGGGCGACTCTGGACCCTGCGAGGCCCGTATATGCCCAGCAGCAACGGAGTGATGCGCTGGACGATGGAAATCGCCGCCACCGGAACACGCGACGACCGGTACGTCGGCGACCTGACCAACAGCACGATCACCTGGATCGAGAACAACTGCGACCCGTGGCCACCCCACGTCGCGCCGCCAGTCGGCGTCGGCAACCAGGTGGTGCGAATCGTTGACGGCAACGACCTGATCCTCGCCGAATCCATCTTCCTCGACGCCACCACTGCCGTGCAATGGCTCACCAGCCAACTGCTCGGGGAGTACAACGACCCGGACAACCACGCCGCCTGGTACGGCTGGGTACCGGACGACATCGACGCCGAACCGGACCTGATCGCCATGCTCGACGACGACAACGCGGCGATCCTCTGGCAAGAAGTGGGCTGACGAACATGAGTGCAGGACACGTGTCCTGCATTGATGTTCGGTAGCCAACCGGCCACCGGGACAAGAAAGGAGAAGCGCAGGTCATGACCATCATCGACACCCGAGGGGAGGTGACAACCTCCCAGGTGATTGAGGCGCTGCAACTCCCGCCCGATCCGGTCATGTTCGACGCTGTTCGACGGTTCGGATTCGAGTACGAAATGCTCCGCAACGACGACCGTGGCTATGACGACGACTGCAGGTGCGAAGACGGCTACTACGACGAAGACGATGAGTGGCACGACAGCTACACGTGCGACTTCTGCAACGGCGACCGCCGCGGCGTCAGCGACGAAGTCGGTCGGCTCATCCAGCGGGCCTACGACGCCCGGATGATCGGCGACACGTACCAGCACGCATACCACTGCGACTGCTCGGATTGCCGCTACGACCGTTCCGGCCCGTTGATGACGGCGCAGGAAGACTGCACGTGCGGCGTCGAATTCGTCAGCCGCATCCTCGACACCGCCGACTTCACACAGTGGTCGGACGACGTCGACAAGTGGGTTTCCGTCTTTCAGCAATGGAAGAAGGACGGCAACTGGATGCCCGACGGCCACTACGCCAACGGCAACCACGTCCACGTGTCCTGCACCGGTGATCGCTACGGCAGACACTTTCGCCGACAGCCAGAATCGCCCGTGCCCACCAGCACATCGACGCCATCTACGCCATCTTCCACTGGAACGACATCGCCGACGGCGGCTGCGGGGCACTGCGGGCCTACAACCGCAAGCCCGGCACCCACGACTACGGCAACTGGGTGGAACGTCACTACAACGGCACGTTCGAACACCGACTGTGGAACACGCCACGCGATCCGGAGCGCCTGTGGGCGCATCTCGGATTGTCGATCGGCATCACCCGGTGGGCGTTCAACATCGCCGTCAACATGCCCGTCTTCGCCTTCAAGGAGCGCCGCGTGCGGACGTCCAGTCGCTACTACGGCGACAGCTACACCGACGCCATCACCGACACGACCTTCCAGGAGGTCACCGACAACAAGGGCGAACTGGTGCGAGGCATCCGTGCCTACATCCCGTCGCCCCCGCAGTTCGACATCGCTCGCGATCTCATCTGCAACCTCAGCTAACCCATCAACCCGCCTCAACGAGGCAGAAAGGAGATTTCGCCTATGTGCGGAATCGCAGGCTTTCGTATCGCTGACGGCGACCTTGGCCTGATCAACACCGAGGCCATGACATGGTCCCTCGGCATCGACATGATGAAGCGTGGCTCCGACGCCACCGGCATCTTCACCGTTGATCGCAAGGGTCGCTTCAAGCTACGCAAGAAGGCTGTTCAAGCCAACGTGTTCTTGGCAGGCAGGGAAGGCATCGGCAGGTCCGCACAGACCTTGCTGTTGCACACCAGAGCCGCCACACAGGGACGGCCCGAGAACAACCTCAACAACCATCCGATCGAGTACAGCAACATCGTCGGCATCCACAACGGCATCGTCTACAACGACGACGACCTGTTCTCCCACTTCAAGTGGGAACGCAAGGCCGCAGTGGATTCGGAGGCGATCTTCGCCGCACTCGCCCACCTTCCGCTCCGCGAAGCCTTGGAGAACATCGAGGCTGGCTGGGCGATCGCCTGGGTCGACACTGCTGTCGATCCGAAGCGTCTGTGGCTGGCACGTGGTGAAACCAGCCCACTGGAGTACATGACCACCACCAACGGTTCGGTCATCTTCGCCAGCACCGCCAGCGCCGTCAAAGAGGCGGCCACATGGGGCGGGATCAAAGACGTCGAGTACAAGCACATCACCACCGCGCCGCAAGGCTTCCTGGCCTACTGCGACGGCAACGGGCTGACTGTCATGGAACCGTTCGACGGTTCCGGCAAGAACTCGGTCGCCAAACGGACCCGCTACACCCACGCCAGCATGGCCCAAACGCAAGGCTACGGCCATGCCTGGGGCGGCTACAGCAACTGGGACGACGACGACAATCCCTACGCCAAAACGGGCGGCGGCTACCTGGCCGCGACGAACCCGGGGCAACGACGCCCAAAAGACGCAAGCACGACCAACGCAAGGCCGTACGAAAGGGTCACCGTCTCCGGCGATCCTAAGAGCCCGAAGGTCGGTGACCGGCGCAAGTTCTTCGACAGCGACGGCATCGTCCACGTCGAAATCTGCACCAGTGCGTCACCGAACGTCACCGGTTGGAAAGAGGTGGTGGACACCAACGGCCCAAAAGCACCACTGGTCAAGACCGAAGTGGTCGGCAGCCAATTGGTACGAACCGAAACCCTGCCCAACGGAACACGTCTCGTGTCCAGCCGCCCGATCTCCACTACCGGAACGGATGGGTCCGACAAGACAGTGTCGATCGAGGCCGATGGTGACGGTGTCGCCCAGATCATCGTGACGAAACAGGAGGAACCGGCCACCGAGGCGGTGGTGCTCCCTTTCCACTCACCGGACTGCAAGACGGCGGCGCAATGGGCCGACTTCGACCGTCTCGTCGAGGACTCCGCCGATTCCTTGTCCGGCGATAACCGTCACGGCATCGCCAGCGTCGGGGACGTCATCTACGTCCCCAACCGACTGCTCGGCGGCATCCAGACGTTCGGCGGAATCATCGGCCGGATCGTCAAGTACCACGTCGAAACCGAACGCTTCGAAGTCGAGTGGCTGCAAGGAACCATCGACAGCCACGCCGAATACGAAGTCGTCATCAAGGCACAGAAAGGAGCAATGAATGCCAGCAACCCTGCGTAAATTCGGGTTCGAACTCGAATACGCCAGCGGCGCAGAAGACATGGTGCGACGGTTGTACGACCCCAGCCTGAACGGGCTGTTGGGCTGCGACCACCTGCACGACTACCACTGCCGGTGCGAATACTGCCAGTTCACGGATTTCGTCCACTACGGCCGGGACGGGAACAACACCACGCATCGACCGATGCCACTCCGGGCACAGCGGGATTCGACAGCCAACGGCGAATTCATCACCCGGCCGATCACCGACTGGGACGATTTCAACGAGATCGCCACCGGGTTGACGGAGGCTGCACGTGACGCCAACGCCACGGTCAACAACCGGTGCGGGCTGCACGTCCACGTCGACACCCTCAACGCCGACACCCGCAACCCGTCGCGGCTGCAACGGCACCGCATCGTCCCCGCCGCCTACCTGGCCTACGAACGGTACTTCACCGAAATCGTGGCCCCCGGCGCGTCGATCCGCAAGCGTGAAATGAACATGACGCTGATGGAGGCGTTCCGCCAGTACGTGTCGAACAACTGGGGTGGGCGCGGCATGAACACCGACTGGATGGACATGGGCCGCGGTCAACTCGATGAAATCCTGCTCCAGGTGATCGCCACCGACCGCCACGTCGATCTGAACTGGTCGCGCAACAACGGCACCTGGGAGTTCAGGTGCTTCAACGCCACCAACTCGCCGTGGCGTATCGAACTCGCCTGCCGACTGGCGTGCGCCTTTGTTGAGGCTGCACCCGAACTGCGCACCGAGGTCGAAACCACGGTCAAGGGCGGGTCGTTCTGGCCGGAGGGCTGCGATTCGCCGTGGGGTGAAATCGCCCGACCGGCGTTCTCTGAACTGCCCACGTCGCATCCGACGAAACGGCCGACGGTGCCGATGGCACGGTTCATCGACATTGTCTGTGACGCCGACCCCGATCTGCGTCCGCTGATCGAACGGCAAGCGGCGTACATGCGTGCCCGCTACGCCGCCGAAGTCGAGGTGGCCGCATGACGTGGGCCGAGGCCGTGTCGCGCCGCATCGTCTACAGCGGGCATCTCGAAAGGCTCGCCTCCGAGCGCTGCAGGACGGTCGGCCACGACTGGTATTCCTGGGCCGACAACGTGGACCGCTGCGAGCGCTGCGGGTTCCAACGTCGAACCATCGAAACTTCTCGACTGCATACTATGTCAAGAACTAGTGTTCAGTCAGCACATTCCCTGTCCGCAGACAGCGGGCAGGTACAAGACCCCGAGAGGGGAGAAAGGAGAGCCACGATGAACGGAATCACCGAGGGCAACACCATCACCAACGGCCACGGCGTCACCGCCGAAGTCATCAAGGCGACCGACTCGTTCCTCATCTGCACGCCCGTCGAGGGCGGCAGTGAGTTCGTGTTGAACGCCATGACGGTCGACGGCTGGCGGAACGTCACCGACGCCCCTGCGCCGCTCAAGATCGTCCGCGACTTCGTCGTCTACGACGTCAACGGCAACCGGGTCGACGGCTACAAGTACGAGTCCCGTGCACGTCGCAACAACGACGCACGGTTCGCGGGCGTCGGCTACTGGCTCGGTCGCGCGTCGACCGGCGAGTACACCTTCGTCCCCGCCTGACCGGCAACCCCGCCACGACTGCGGTCACCTGGCCGAAACCGGGTGACCGCATACGCGGGTCGCTTACGAACCACCAACCACAGCATGACAGAAAGGAGGTGAACACCTCTTGCATCCGAGATACGACATGGTTTACATCGAGGCCAAAGTTGAAAGGGCGTACGCCGAACTTCGGCTCGACGCACTCGACGACGGCTCGCTCAGGGTCCATCTCGGCCCCTGGTACTTCCGCAAGGAACCCGACCTGCCGCCTGCGGCATGGAACCGGGACGAACCGGAAAACGAGACGCTGATCGACAGCATCAGAGCGATCCTGAAACGGGACCTCGACCTGCTGTACACCGGCACCACCGTGACCGACCCTGATGATCCGGTCGACGGATACGCCCGGTTCATTGCGCCGGGGTCACGACTGCCGGTATTGGCGTTCATCATGGACACCTACCAGCGCGACCACGAAGACGAGGAACGCCGCAGCGAGATCGACGCAGGCGAAGTCGACGACGAAGACCCCGACTACGACTGGTACAACAGTTTCGCCGCAGCCAACGCCGTCATACGCCTGGCGCAGGTGGGTCTCGTCAAGGAGTTCTTCGACGGGGAGAAAGAGATACTCGATGCGGTGATCGTCGCCAACACGCCCGTACCCACCCGGCGTGCCCCAACCCGCAGTCGCGCCTACCCCGTCCCGATCTACACCACCGGCACCGGCACCACCACCAACAACGCCGAGTGGCTCACCACCACCATCAGCGGGACGCAGTACCGATGAGCGCCCGCGACGAGTTCCCGATCCTCCACATGCAGGAACGTGGCGGAAGTGTTGAGGCGAAGAAGGCTCTGGACAAGATCGACCAACTGCGCGCACAGATCAAGGGCAACGAGTGGGTGAGTTCCGCCGTTGACAGTCTGCTCCAGGAAACCACCCGACACGCCGACGCAATGGCGAAAGTGCTTTGTCGCGTCAGAGACACGTCGGGCGGCTTCGTGCCGCGTCAGGAGCAGGAGAGGCTGGACGCTGACGTAGAGGCTGCAATCGAGGCATACGACAACTTCATCAAGGAGGCATGAAAATGGCCGACGGATACACCGGCTCGGTCATCGCGTTCGACTACGCGTCCACCGACTACGAGATCAGCATCTTCGGGGTGCACATCGACCCGAACTCGGTGGTCATCAAGCAACGCTCCAACTGGCGAACCTTTGACGCCGCCCCCAAACCGGACTTCGTTTCGATCAGCCAGAAACGCTACGAGGTGCGCAACAGCGGCAAGGCTCCAGCGACCGAATACGACCCGGCGCTGATGCCCGACGACGACGAGTTCGACGCCTTGTGCATCGCCCTCGAACAGGTCGATGAGGCCAGAGACCTGGCGTCCTCGGCGGGCTACATCGAAGTGTTGGAGAACGCGCTCACCCTGGCCCTGTCACTGGTGCCCGGATGGGTTGAGATTCCTGAGGGGGTGACATGACGGACCACAACGAGAGCCTGGCGGATTTCTTGAACGACCGTGTCCTGCCGACCAGGCAGGTCCACCACGTCGAATATCCGCTCGACACCCAAGACCCTGCAGTCGGGGTTTGGATCGACTGCCCACAGGACGCAACGACGGCGCTGATACTGCCGACGTTCACCCGCGGAGTGCTGCACCTGGAAATCCATCTCTTCGGAGATGGCGAACGGCTCACTCCACGGATCAACGTCCCCGAACAGGACGGATGTATCGAACTAACGTTGCGCAAGCCTGAACTGCTGCTCTAAGCTGTCAGACAGCTTTCGTATGATCTGGTCCCCGGCGCGGTCAAGGCCAATCCTCGCTGCCGGGGACCACCTACTTCACTGAAAGGAGGCTCAATGAACCTCATCACCCGAGCGACGCTCAACGACCATGCCATGCGGTTCTACGACGACAACAGCGGCAATGAGTACGTCTACGCCCGGTCGCACATCGTCGGACTTACCTATGACGGCACGACGATGCACATCGTCGCCGACGCTGGCATCTGGGCCGACTTCAAGGCGCGCCCGACCGACATTGTCGACGAAGGTAGCGAGCCGACTTCTGGACGACCGCTGCGAGCCCTGCAGCGGCCGCTGACGGACAACGCCGTCCACGACCTGGACGAGGTCATGCTCGCCTTCACCATGGGACGGAACCACACATGACCCGCCGTAAGCGCGACGAACTCCGAGAGAACGTCATCATCGCCGCCCGCGAAGACATGCTCTCCGGCGGCTGGAAGCACCAGGCCGTCCACGACGCCGTGAGGGCGCTGGACGCCTACGAGGCCGCACCAATCACCGGCGCTGGCGCACGGTACGTCCACGGCTCACCGGAGACGTCAGCGGCCGCAGCAGGGCTCGCAGCGGTCGTCCAGAAGTCGGCTCGCTACGAAGTCGTGCGGTTCCTGGAACACCGGGGTCGCACCGACGACGAGTTGGAGAGCCTGACCGGCAGACCGCACCAGACGATCTCGTCGGCCCGCAACTGGCTTGTCCAAGCGGGATGGGTGCAGGACTCCGGCAATCGGCACAAGACCCGCTCGGGCCGCCCGGCCGTCGTCTGGGTGCTCACCCGAGCCGCATACGAACAATTGAAAGGAGGCATATGAACACATCCGACAGCCAACCATCCGTACTTCCACCCGAGTCGGAAGCGGTGACATTCCTGAAATCGCTGCCGCTGGAGACACAGAAGGCGCTGTTCGTTGACTGGGTGGCCCGCATGAAGCGGGGCATCATGCGCGGCGAGGGCCTGGCTTCCCACGCCCTCTACATCGACATGATCGCCCAGGAGAACGACTGCACGATCATGGACGTTCTGAGCCTCGACGGATACCCGATATGAGCGACACCGCAGTCCCGTCACATCCGTCGAACCGGCGGTTCATCAATCAGATGATGGCCTGGGGTTGGGTCCCGGGTCGCAAGAACGGCAAGTGGCAGAAGATGATCGGCCCGCCGATCGGAGCCATGAAAGGCGTTGAGATCGGGGTTGCCGCAGCCTCCCAGCATGACGCCAACCCGACGACAGTGTTCATGGAAGTGGTCAAGTTGACCACCGGCGGCGATATGGAAGCCTTCTGGGCCGGTCCACCCGACGCGACGGCGTGGATGGACATGGTCATGCAGGCAGAAGAACGAGAGAAGCAGGCCAAGATCGCTGAGGAACAGCGTCAGATGGCCGAACTCACCGAACGTGCCCAGCGCCAAGCGGTGCTGGATGCGGCGAAGCGGCGGCGAGAGGAACGGGTCGCAAGCCCGAAACCTGTGCTGCCGAAGACACCAGCGCCGACCAAGGCGCGCAAGCCAAGAAAGGAGGAACCACCCATGCCCAAAGCATTCCTGAGGGAGCCGTCCACGATCAAGGCGAACATGGTGTTCGAAGTGTTGGTCACCAACGACCGGCCGATGAACAACCGGGCTGTCGCCAAAGAACTCGGGCGTCGATCCGACGTCGCAGAACCTGACCGACATCAACAATCGCTTCGTCTACCTGCAAGGCAAAGGGCTCGCCGAGCGAGTAATGAACGGCACCTATCGTGCCACGCAGAAAGGCCACGCGATCGCCGCCCGGATTCAACACGACGTCAGCCGTGTCGACACCCCGGCAGCGAAACCGTCGGCGCCCGACTGCGCAGGCCGCAGTCCCGGCACCGGACACGCAGGTGGTCTACGAGTCGATCGACGACACCATTGAGGCGGTGCTGGACCTGCTGTTGCCCAAAGGGTTTCGTGCAGCAGATCTCCGGTTCATCGCCCCGTGGGTCGACGCGACCAAAGCGATGATCGACCAGGTTCAGCGATGATGCCGATGTTGAAAACCAGCCAGTTCCCGCACACCGGCGTCAGGCAGGCTGACGTTCGACGGGTGTTGGGCGCGCACAGACCTATCCGATCACCTGCAAAGAGATCGGACACATCCTCGGCATCGACATCACCGTGGAACGCAACCTGAAATCCATCTCCAACGCCTGCGGGTATCTCGTCAAGAACGGCGAGGCCGAGCGCGTTGGGCCAGGCACCTATCAAGCGAAAGGAAAGGCAATGACAGTGACAGATATCGGACCGATAGATATCAGACCGACACTGATCCAGCCGGAAGCGCCCGTCGAACGCCCGATGTGCGACCAGTGCGGCTACGTGGCCAAGTCGGAGATGGGGCTGCGTGCCCACGTCACCCGCTCCCACGGCAGGCTGGCTCTCGATGCCGACGAGGCATTCGAGCGCACCGGCAAGGCGTTGGAGGTGCTGTTCCCCAACGGCATTCCGGCCGCGCGGATCATCGAACTGGCCGACTTGCAGAAGGCGATGTTGAGGGCGGTGAGCAAGTGAGCACCATCGAAGAACGACTCGCCCAGAAAGCGATCGACGCCCCCAAGGCCCATTCGACGTGTCGTGCACCGTTCAACCACGACTGGGTCGAATACGAATCCCAGCGCAACCCTGAGGGTGGCGGCTGGTATCTGACGATGCGGTGCAGCAAGTGCGGCACCATCTTCCGCCAGATCGTCGATCTCGGCGGGATGCTGCTGAGCGGCCGCAGGTACAGCTACCCGCCGACTACCGGGACAAGGACAAGTGGTCGCGTTCCGATTGGCGGCGCAACTTCCTGGCCCGCCTCAACGGGAGGTAGCCATGCGCTACCTGTTCCTGGTCGAAGTCGACACCGACAACAAGGATCACGCCATGCAGGTGATGGCCGAACGGCTCGGATACGACGAGCAGTACGAAGACGATGCTGGCGTCCAGTTCGACTACCAGTTCGGCGACTGGCGCTACATCGTGGAGCCGCCGCCGACACCGACCTTCCCTGGGCCGCTGTATCGGCTCTGCGACGACCCGCTGTGCCCGGACCCGTACGCCTACCGGGCGCCGTTCGAGGCAACCGACCACTACCACTTCATCGGCGACCTGCTGGGTGACGACGACTGATGGTCAAGTCGATGAGGTTGAAGAAGGCACCGAAGGTCGCCAAGACGCCGCCGAAGCCTGCCGATCAAGATTCGGGTCGGCACCCGTAACGAACTCGGGCCCGAACGTCAGTTCGCTACGGAGGTGGCGGCGAAAGAGGCGATCATCAAAGAGTTCAACGAGTGGAAGCCGTGGTGTCAGCGCTACCACAACGCCGGGGTCGATGCGATCCGGGCGTCGTGCGCTGAGGCTTCGGACCTCGTCTTTCACCGCGAACCGTCCAGGATCGAGTGCGTGTTCGACCCGTACAGCGGGATGCACGTCGCGGTCGAGTTCTGGCGTTCGCTGTAACACCCCCCTGATACACTGGAGAACATATGGACCGAACAACCGAATACGAGAGACATCTCGACACGATCAAGAATCTGCGTGGTGAAGCCCTGGCAGCAGGAACGCTGGCGAGGGCCTTCGACGACTACGCCGAATTGATCGGGCAGACCACGTTCGGTGCGGTCGCCGACCAGGCAAGGGACAGCGTCGTCCACTTCTGCCAAGGTCAGGCTGACCGCTGCCGAACGATGAAGGTCGAGATGACCGAGCGGGCCAACTCGATGGAAACGAACGGGATGCCATGAGCGACGGACAAGCACTGTTCGAAGTCATGATGGCGATCGAAGGCGACGAGTTCGACTTCGAATACAGCCGCGGGAAGATCGAAACCGGCAGAACATTCTCGGAGGAAGCGATGCAGAACCTGCGCGACCAGATGATCACCTATGTCGGCACTCGGGTCATGCGGCGCTGGGAGAAGACCGGCGAACCGCCGACTGCCCTCAGGGTCGAGATGAGAGTGCTGGTGTCCTGATGCCCGAACGCGGACTCGAAGACTATGCCAGTCCCATCCTGCGGGCGGCAGTGTTCCACCGCATCTTCCCTGGCGCGCAGATCGGCTACGAGGTCGTCGACATCGCCGACGCGTTCCCGATGGGCCACCGTGAGTACGAAGGCAAGGCGGCGGAGGCGGTGCGTTGCACGATCATCTTCGCCGACGGCACCTTCATCGTCGCCCACAAAGAGATCGACCTGCGGGACCGCAACCGGGAGCGACCACAGACACCGGAGGAACTCGCCAAAGACGAGACGAAGGCCCTGGGCCGGGCGCTGCGTGACGCCGGTATCCCCCAACGGCTGAGCGAATTGAAGCTGCTCATGCAGTGGTACCCGAACGCGACAGTAGGGTACGTGTCGAACAACAGTTCTCCTGAGGGCCCGGCGCTGGTCACCCTTTCCCGGCCGGGCCCTCAGGAATCGCTCGAAGCCGCCTTCCCCGGCAGCACAATGGAAGAAGACCATGCCGACGCCGGATCGGATGAGCCGTCACCGGAACAGGCACTGGCCCGCCGGTTCGCCATGTTGGAAGGCGGCGAGAAACGGGTCGTGGTCGAATACGCCCGCGAACTCGGATGCAACAACGTGATGAAAGCCGGTGACCACGTCGACGCGATCGTCGCCTTCATCGAAGGCCTCGCCGACACCAACTACGCCACAGCGGCCGATCCGGCAGCGAAGGCCGAACCCGGCACCACCGAACGGTACGAGCAGCGACGCCAGGAGGCGATCGCCGCCCTGGGAGACGAGGAACCATTCTGATGAACGACGACTACGGAGACGAAGCCGAACTGAATTACATCATCGAGCAGGGTCAACTGGAAGCCGAACAGTTCGGCACCTACGGCGGCCCGTTCTGGAAGGGCAAGCCAGCGCCCGCCAAGTGGCTGAACCCGCCCCACCCAATATGGATCTTGTCCGAGGAAAGCTACGACTCGCTCGTCGAACGGCTCGATGCGCCGCCGGACCCCGAGCGCGCCGAGGGCCTTCGACGGCTCATGGAGCAGGATCGCATTCGCCTGGAACGGTGGTCGGCACAGTGAGCGGCCACAAGCCCTGGTCCGAGATCAAGCACAAGAAGGATCAGAAGGACGACGGCGACAAGATCCGAGCGACACGACAGGCGCAGCTTGACAAGCAGGCCCGGTCGAAGCTGGACACCCCGATGCCACGGAAGGTTCGACATGGCAGTCGTCGGCGTGTCGTTCACCCCGTACTACCCCCACAACCTGTGGGAGTTGGAGACGCAGGCGTTCGACGCCGAAGCCAAAGGCGAGAAGCTGGCGGCGATCATCGTCCGCGACCCGAACAACCCTTACGATTCGAACGCCTGCCAAGTCCACGTCCCCGCCCTCGGCGAGGCAGGATTCATCGGCTACATCACCAAACCTGTCGCGGCGCGGCTGGCCCCGACGATCGACAACGGCGTCGTCTGGGATGGTCACGTGTCGTACTTGAAGATCAATCCCGATCATCCGGAACGCCCGGGTATCGAAATCACACTGGAGGCAATCAACACATGAGCGACGGAGAAGTCCGACTCGTCGGAACGCTCGGGGCTGACCCCGAATTGAAATTCACGGCGACGGGCAAAGCCCTCTGCTCGGTTCGTATCGCCGTCGGCCACCGGTACAAGTCGCGTGACTCCGACGAGTGGATCGAGAAGACGACATGGCTCGAAGCCACGGCGTGGGATTCCCTCGCCGAGAACATCGCCCAGTCGTTGTCGAAAGGCAACCGGGTCGTCGGCTTCGGCCGGTTGGACATGGACGAATGGGAAGACAAGGAGACGGGGGCGAAGCGGTCGAAGATCACCATGCAGATTGATTCCCTCGGGCCCGATCTGCGATGGGCGACCTGCGAGGTGGCACGAACCGAGCGGACCCGTGCCTAACTACGATCCCCTCACCGTCGAACAGGTCAAGGGCTGCTGCGGTGACGCTGCATGGCGTGGCCGCCTGTGCGAATACCACAAGGGGTTTGATGACGCCCTCGACGTGGTGACCAGCCGCGCCAACGCTCCCACGGCGGCGCGGCTGGTCGCCGTCTACAACCTGATCGACGCTCACCGTTCGGCGGCTGCGCCGGTCAGCGACGACATCATCGCCTTCTGCCGGTACGCCATCGAGGAATGCACCGCATGACCGACATCGACCGCCACGACCTGGAGGCGTGCAACGACGTCTTCGACTGGATCACCGAACATTCCGACGACCTGTCGACGGAACAGGCGGTCGAGATGTTGGAGGCGATCCGCGACACACACAGCGCGCTGCGCACCGCCGAAGCGATGCTGTTGACCCGCGTCCTGGGCGGCATCGAACAACCGATCCTGGTCGGGTCGGTGGCCTACTCGAAGAAACCGAAGATCGTGCTGCGACCCAGGTTGGGCAAGATCTTGCAGGCTGTCATCGACACCGCCGTCGAACCCGACCACGAAACCGGCGAACAGCCCCATCCCAGGGAGGCAGCGGACCGCGCCGTCACGTTGATGGCCGACCTGTATGTCGCCCCCGCGTCGCTTCCCAAGACGGGCGGGTTGAAGAAGGTCAGCTTGCGGCTGGGTGACGTCACCATGAAGGAACGCAACGGCTGGGAACTGAAACGAACCGAGATCGAATGACGGACCTTCCCGATCGCTTCTGTTCGAAGTTCGTGGTCGACGAGTCCGGCTGTTGGCTGTGGATCGCCAGCATCCGCAAGGATGGATACGCCCGGTTCCAGGTCGATGGGGAGGCTCGACTGGGACACCGATTCGCCTACGAATTCGTCAACGGGCCAGTGCCTCCGGGCCTCGAACTGGATCACCTGTGTCGCGTCAGGCGGTGCGTCAACCCGGCCCATCTGGAACCAGTGACACGGCGAGTGAACGTACTGCGCGGCGAGAGCCCGGCTGCCGTACACGCACGCAAGACGGCGTGCCCCAACGGTCACCCCTACGACATGACCAACACCAACGGGGCCAGAAAATGCCGACAGTGCATCCGAGAACGACGAATGGAAAGGATCGAATGAACACCACACACCTGCCGCTCGTCGGCCCGCCGGGCTACGAGTACAAGACGACCGGGCCGTGGTTCGTCTGCACCACCTACGAGGATCACTCGGAGGCCAGTGTGCAGTGGACGATGGAGTCGGCGCAGATCCGGTTCTGGATCACCGACGCCGACAAGCCGCACCTGCGCAAGGTGATGGTCGACACCAACGGGATCTGTGTTCTCGGACGCGACCTCACCGAGTACATCCCCAGGATGGTCGGCACCCGCGAGACGATGGAAGGGATGCTGGACATGTTGAAGCGCAGCCCGGGATGGCACGACCTCGACACCCAGGCCGAGATCATGGCGATCGTCGTCGCTTTGGAACAGCGCAACGGGCAGTCTCTCCTGTGACCCAGCAACTGCGAACCATCACCGTCGACAAGCCGGGGAAGCTGTTGAACATGAACGACCGGGGCAACGACTACGGCACCGGCAACAAGATGTGGCGCGACGCCGCCTACTGGTGGGCGAAGCAGCACATGCTGCGCACCCGAGGCGCGGTCGGCCCGGTCGAAGTGTTGACCGAAATCGGTGTCAAAGACCCGAAGCGGCGACGCGACCCGCACAACTTCACGAAGACGGTGAAGGCGATCTGCGACGGGTTCACCCATGCTGCGGTGTGGGTCGATGACAGCAGCGAATACGTGAAGACCTACGAGCCGACGTTCACCGACGACATCCCGCCGCATCAGATGCGGATCACCCTCACCTGGGAAGACGGGGCATGAAGAAACGGCCCGAAATGAGAGTGCTGGCGGTGCGTATGTCGAACGACATGATCGTTGACATTCAAATCGAAGCCTTGACGCACGAATGCTCGGCAGCCCACATCGTCAGGGAGGCGGTTCGGGAGTACATGGCTCGCCACGCCAACCCGGAGAATCCGACATGACGCCACCCGAGGTGTTCGCCATCGGCCTGCGGCGCAGCAACGCCACCCTGATCAAAGACCTCCACCAGTTGGGCTGGCTGCTCGACGACGACCGGATTCTCGACCCGACCTACGGAAAGGGGAAATGGTGGACCCAGTGGCGGCCGAAGGCCGGTGTTACCGCCACCGACTTGAATGCCAAACTCGACGTCGGTGTCGCCAACTTTCTCGCCTTGCCGTGGGCTAGTCATGCGTTCGACGTCGTGGCGTTCGACCCGCCGTACAAGCTGAACGGCACGCCCGGCAAGAGCGGCCCGGCCGCACTCGATGCCGCCTATGGTGTCGACGGCAAGGCCTACTTCCGCTGGCAGGACCGCATGGAAATCTGCAAGGGCGGCATCGTCGAATGTGGCCGGGTGGCCAAGCGCATCCTGCTGGTCAAGTGCATGGATCAGGTCTGTTCCGGCGATGTCCGCTGGCAGACCCACGAGTTCAAGGACGTCGCCGAGGCGAACGGGTTCCGCCTGGTCGACAAGCTGCATGTCCGTGGCTACCGGGCGCAGAGCGCCAAGAACCAGGAACATGCTCGGCGTGACTATTCGACGATGCTTGTGTTCGAACGGCGACCGAAGGTACGCTCAATCAAACGTACCGAACATACAGACTGAAAGGAGGTTCGATGCCGTACCCGGCTAGGCCCCAAGAGGAACAGGAACTCACCGTTCTCACCACCATCGAAGAGTCGATCCGTGACCGTGGCTACCCCCCGACGCAGCGCGAAATCTCCGCCGCCGTCGGCTGGGCTTCACCGTCCGGTGCGAACGGGATGTTGAAGCTGATGGTCGCCCACGGACTGATCGAGGTCACCCCCGGTATCCCCCGAGGGCTGCGTATCACGCCGACCGGGGCGAAGATGATCGCCGACACCACGTCGGTCTAATGGCTGCCCCGACGATCCGCACGTTCGTGTACCCACACGAGGGGTACTGGGAAGCGGTGCAGCGGATGGCCAACCGGATGGGTTTCAGCGATCAGAAGTACGGTTCGATCGAAAGTGGATATCCGACGCCGGGCAACGCGATGCGGGCCCTCCAGGAACGGATCGACTTGTATCTCAAGACCGGCAACATCGAATGGTTGTACGACGCAGCCAACTACTGCATCATCGAGTCCGTTCTTCCGTCGCACCCTGATGCACATTTCCGGGCCACCGACTCCGACGAATCGCCCGGCGTTCCCGGCCTGTTGGATCGCCACGATGGATGACGTCAGCGAAGAGATGCGCCTGGAGGCGATCAGCCACCTGATGGTGTGGAAGGCGAACGATCCGACGGTGGCGCAAATGTGCGGCGTCGTGCTGACGCATCTGTGCCAGCCGTCGATCGGTCACCTGGCCCGCTTCGAGCCGGAGGCGTTCGACGAACTGTACGAAGAGGCTTCTGCGATGGTGCGCAACCCGGGTTTCTGATGCAGGTCAATTTCACGTTGCCCCAATGGCGATGCGTGGAGTACGTCGCCGCGTACGACCAGGAGATCTACGACGAGATCGTCGGCAACAGCATCGACCTACTCAAGTGCAAACGCGGGCGGATCGCCTGCGACTCCCCGTATGTCGCCTGGAAAGAACTACGTGACCGGCTGTACGACATCACGTTCGGACCGCGTGGCGGGCTGCTGAAACGGCGGCACCATGCCGAAGGCAACTTCTCGTCGATGCGTCGCATCGAATTCGAATTGAAGTACGTCGACACCCACCCGGCGCTGCACGGCGAAGCGATGTTCGGGATGCACATGGATCTGTTCCCGGTGTGGAAGATGGCGCCGACACCGGTCCGGCGCAGCCAGTACACCAGCTACCCGCAGCCCGGCAGGGAGTTCGTGATCCTCACCCCGGTGCACCAGATGAAGAACACCACCCAAGTCGAGTTGACCTGGTGGGTGGAACGCTCACCCGGCGAGGGGCGACTGATGGATGAGGCGCTCCACACGCGACTGCGCCGTCGCAACCTGAGGTGACCAGTCTTGTTCGAACATGAGGTGACGTTGGGCGACCCCGATGGTCCGGACGTTGTCGGCGTTCGGCACCCAGATGTCGACCAGCCCTTGGGCGAGCAGTTCAAGCATCCCGTAGGCGGCGGTGTCGATGCGGTCATCGTTTTTCGGTCGCCGACCATCACCCATCATCCGTTTGTGTTCGTCGATGAACCCCTTGACGTCCCACTCCACCGTTCCCGGTATTGGCAGGAACATATTGCGCTTGTTCTGCTCCGCCGAATACGGGGTCGCACGAGACTCCTTGTCGCCTTCCGCCTTCGCGGATTCGACAGTGTGGCCGACGAGCAGTCGGCGATAGGCCTCGACAACCGACTTGCCGGAACCGCCTTTCTCTTCCTCGATCAACACCTTCGGCCCGTATCCATCGAGGACAGCGATCCGTTTCACTTCGTCTTGGACGCCTCCGGCATTCTTTCGAAACCGCCGGACGTCGGTTATGTAGAAGTTCGAACCAGCCCGCCCCACTTTGGTACCGCAGGTCCAGTCGCCGCCGCCTTCGGTGGCCGCAAGGTCCCAGACGCGCACTTCTCGATCGAACACCGGGGATTCGGCTGGGTCGTAGAAGTTCCAGTTGACGGCCGGGAACATGCCACCTTCACGGGCCGTCGGACGCTGCTGGTAGAGACACGAGAATGCGAATGGGTCCATCCCGGCACGAGCCCGTTGAAAGAAGTCTTCTGGGGCGCGCCCAGGGATACGCGAGAACCGGCAGTCGAGAACCTCGCCTTGCTTTCGGCCCAGAATGTCGCGCCACTGCTCGGCTTCATCCTCCGACAACTCCATGTCATCGGGTGGATCGGCGAAGGCCGGGAACTCGATGACTTCCCACTGGGGTCCGTCGTAGCCGGGTTCTTTCATCCGTTCGGTGAGAGCACCCGACAGGTCGTCTTCAACCCAGCGCGTGGCGATGATGATCACGGTGCCGCCGGGCTGCACACGACGGTTGATGGTGCCGTCCCACTCCGCAAGATGCATCTTCTTCGTGGCCTGCGACGCGGCCTCCTGCGCGTTCTTGATGAGGTCGTCGATGATGATCACGTGACCGGGTCGGCCGGTGATCAGACCGCCGACGCCGACCGACAGCATCCCGCCGCGCCCGGCTGAGGTTCGCCAGTCGTGGGCGGCACCGAAGTCACCGGAGATCGAGGTGCCGAACAGTTCTTTGCCGAACAGTTCGTGCATCTGCCGGACGTCTTTGCCACGTGACGTCGAGAAGTCATCCGAGTACGAGATGTACATGATCTGCCACTGCGGGAAGATGCCGGTCAGCCAGAACGGCAACAGGATGCCGACGTAGGACGACTTGCCGACCTGCGGTGGGGCGTTGACGATGATGTACCGCTCGTGGGTGGTGTCCAAGATGGCGTCGACGATGCGCCGTTCGGCGTAGGCCAGCCAGTCGAAGATGACGTACGGTTCGCCCCAGATTTTCTCCCCGAGATACCGCCCGACCGACGACGGCAAGGCGATGCGTTGGGCGAGGGTTACCTCACTCGTCGTCATCGACGATCTCCGCGTCGATGATCCCTGCGTCGAGCGCCTGCATTGCGGCGACACCTTGTTCTCGGATCAGAGCAATCACACCGGCCTTCACCGATTCGACGGCGGCGACTTCGATGCGCTGCTCGGAACGGATCTCGATGCGCTTCACGTCACGCCAGTCGTCGGGTCGCCGGTTGAACAGCCACATCTGCATCGCTGCCACGTTGCCTGCCAGGGCCCGTTGGTACAGGGCTTCTTCGACGTTGCCGTCGCGCCGTTCCATGGCCCCGTTGACGACGTCGACGAAGTCGGGGTCACGCAGAAACTTGTGGGTCTGCGCCGGGGTCCACCCGACGATGATCCCGGCGTTGATCGGGGCGTTGCCGACAGCGATCAGTTCGATGAACTGTTCCTTGGCGACCATCTCATCGAACACGTCCATCGAACGGAGGTTACTCGGGTTCGAGGAAATGCCATATGACCAACGCGACGCTGGAGCCGCACAGCCACACGTACACCGGCAACGGCACCGAGCGGAACTGCATCATCACGATCGTGCCACCGGCCGACACCCACACCGAGAAGCAGTAGGGACAGTCGAGCAGTTCGTACAGCTTGTCGCGCCACCACGACTGCTTCTCCATATCGCCGACCAACTTGCCGTAGAACCAGGTGCGCGGTTCTTCGATCATCGAGTCTTTCAAGAAGAACCGTGTCACCCGGTAGACGACGAGGCCGAGGATGACCACGATCTCGATCATCGGTGGGCTTGGATCTCCCAGCGCACCTGGGCGTCGGCCGGGTCGACGCCGACAGTGTCGATCAACTCTCGTGACGTGCCGGTGATCGACATGCCCTTGTTGGTCTCGGTGATCTTGGTGCCGGTGATCCGATCGACCGGCTTCCACTTCGGTTCCGGCTCGGTCTCGAACATGTACAACACGGCGTCGCCGGGGTCACCGTTGAGGGTGATCCGGGCCCGCTTGTATTCGGCACCTTCGGGATCGAGTCCCCCGAACATGACTACATCGACATCGTAGAGGACTGGTCCGACTGCTGGCATGTGTCCATACTATGCGCGGCGACCTCTTGCACCGGCACATCGCTGCCACGGGCCATGTCGATCAGGTCGTGGGCGTCGCTGCGGCCTTGCAGCCACCGCAACTGGGTGATCGGCATCGCCCACGATCCGGCGATCATCTTGGCGTCGACGGCGTAGTCGGCACAGTCGTATTGGGCGTCGCAAGAGTTGCAGATCATCAGCGCGTACTTCTGCAGTTCGCTGCCGGAGATCCCGTTGTACTTCTTGCCCGGCGCCACCTGCCATGGCGTCGGATGCCCCGGTCGATTCGACCCCCAGTTGAAGCATGATCCCTGCTCCATCCAGTTGGTGTCGAGACCGTAAGCGGCAGTGATCAAGATGCCAAGATCTTCGATGGCACCATCGGTGTTGCGTGGTTTGGGAATGGGAGGGCCCGCCTGTTTCCGGGAGCCCGCCTGGGAGTATGGCATCTAGAGTCGCTCGAATGAGCGATACTGACCCCAAACAGGTCAAATTGACTAAGGCGATGATCTACGCCAGGACGTACGGGTTGACCCGTGACGACAGGTTGGAACTCGCCGAGATCCTCTTGAGGAGGGACGTTGCCTCATGGAAAGACCTCGACGAGAACCAACTGGTACGACTTCTGGATGCGCTCGAAGGGTTCGCTCTCGTGAACCACCTGCGAACTACCCGGAACCGAACCGACCCCAGTCCGCCTTCGTCCACGCCGTCCCATCAGACTTCGCTGACGTAGGCAGCTTGTCGTTGAGCAGCCACAGGCCGCGGGACACGTGGTGGCCGAACTCGAACGTCTGCGCCCCACCGAAGGTGATCTGATCGTTGAGCATCTTCATCGCTTCCGGATCGGCACCGTCGATCCACAGCACATCCCAGAACATGTTGGCGACACCACCACCGGGCTGCGGTTTGCGGTTGCAGTAGCCGAGGAACGTCGTGTGCGGCGACGTGTTGTTGAAAGTCATGACTGCGAGTTCCATCGTGTCTCCTGGCGGTGGCAGTGGGGTTGGTGTGCCGGGGAACACCCACGGCGTCAGCGGATACATGAGCGAAGGGACGAACTTCGATCGTGAATGGGGGATCTCGATCGGTTGGCCGTGCCACGGTTCGTTGTTGACGGCAGCGAACTGGGTGAGTCCGAAGTCGGGCCCGTTGATCCGCAACACGTCGAGGTCGCCGACGAAGTCGATGGCTAGCGCCCCGTTCACGGTGGCGTCGTCTTCGTGGTACGACAGGCCGGGCGGCGCGGCCGACGCGACCCCGTCCTTCTTGCTCCACATGTGGCCGTTGTAGTGAACGGTGCCGTGGACATCGTCGATGTAGTAACGGGAGAGGAACAAGGCCCGCTGGGCGTCCGCCGACCGTGCCCCTCCCCCGACCCCCAAGGTGCCTCCGGAGTAGACCATCAGTGCCTTGGTTCGCCGCCACATCTCCGGCTCGATCGCTTTGACGTCGGCGCGTGCTTCGATGAACGCCATCGTCTGCGGTGCACCGGGCCCACCCGTCGGGGCGTATCCGTTCGGGTACAGCGTCTCTGCCATACCTGGAACCTACGACGCGTACTACGTCAATGTCTTGGGGTCAGTCGAACCAGCCGTCGTTGGCCGCCGCCGACATCAGGTCACCGATGTCGAGATCGGCGAGCAAACCGGAGAACACGGCGACATTGGCGAGGAACCTGCCGTGCAACGGATCGGTGCCGCCGGACATCGTGTTGCCGGTCTGCCCGATCACCAGATCGGTGGCCTGGTCGCCGCGTCGGGTCCCGGTCGGGCCGGTGGTGGTGCCGGTCAACGGGATGTTGGAGCCGCCCGAGTTGGCGAAGTCGACGACGACGTCGCTGGCGCTGGGGAACTTGACGAACGTCAGGTTCCAGCCGGTGCCGACAGGGGAGCCGTTGTGCAGATACGACCGGTAGGCCCCGGCGACGGTGTTCTCGACCCCGATTTCGATGGCGTCCTGCCGTTCGGCGATGAACCATTCGCTCGGCTTGAACACCGGGGTCATCGTCGCCAACGTCACCCCGGTGGTGAAGGCGTTCTGGTACAAGCTGAGGAACATGACGGTGAATTCGTTCGGGGCCGACACCGCCGAGAAGTCGGGGACGGTGACCCCCGCCTGGCTTCCGGCTGCTGGCAGGTTGATGAACTTCGGCCCGTCACTGCAAGCCCCGTCATGGTTGGCCAGCTTCGTGTCGGCATGGTAGGTGCCGTGGTGGCCGTTGCCCGACGAATCGGTGGCGGTGGTGCCGCTGGTTTCGTTGAGCCGCCACCAGGCGACCGGGCTGAGGGCGGCGACCGCCTCTTCGAAGGTTTGTAGACACGGGGAACCGTCACCGCCGCCGGAGCGACGACCGAGAATCCCGACATACCCGGCCATCAGAGGATTATGGCATCTCGGGCGGCAACGCCTCCGCTGCTTGGGCGTCGACGGCGTCGCTGTACTGCTGCAACGCCCGGGTCGACGTCACCTGGGTGTGGTTGACGAGCCCACCGACGCAGGTGACCATGGCCATGATCGCACCGATCTGCGACGGGGTCAGTTCCAAGCCGAAAGCGATCAGCAAGGCGATGAACGTCTGAACTAAGGCGATGACGCCCGACGGGTGCTCTAACCAGGCTTTCTTGATGGCGTTCATGATCTCCTAAGGGATGCTGGTGGTGGTGGTAGATGGGGTGCAGCCTTCCGGGCAGTCGTCTGCGGTCAACGAACCCGGCGGGGTCGGCACTGTCGGGAGGGGAGGGCAGGTGTTGGTCTCGTCGACCGGGTATTGGGCGATGATCCGTCCGTCTTGCTGGTCGACCTGGGAGAACAAGGCCAGGAACAGGGCGGCGTTCCTTGCCGTTGTCGGCGTCGGAGATGAAGTTGAGGATCTGGCGGACCGTGTTGTTCTGGGAGATGAACAGTTCCCTGGCCGCCTGGCGGCTTTCGTACCGGGCGTTGCACTGCCCGACCTGCAACAACTGGGTGTCATACAGCCGCAGGGCGTCCTGGTAGGCGACGACTTCGTTGTTGTGGCGTTCCCGGGCCAGGTCGCGGTTGCCGTTGCCTTCAACCATGTAGAAGATGAGACCGAACACGGCGAATGAAACGGTCAGGACGGTCAGGAGATGCTTCACCCTCGTCTCCACCACTGCGTCCAAGAGCCTTGCGAGTTCTCTCAGGGAGCGTGGCAAGCGACGGCCGGACGTACTCTCTAGGTACTTTTTCATCTGGTTCCTTTTCGGTCTTGCGCTGCTGAACGCCGAGCAAGGCCAAGATCGTGGTCATCAGAGCGCCTATTGCCAGGACGACCTGGGTGCCGAGAAGTTCCGGCTGGGCTACCGCGAAGTAACCGACAACGAACACTGTCAATGTCGCAAAAAGGTATGCAATAACCCGTCGGTCCTTCTCCATAGCTCCCTCCGCCGCCCATGCGGATCGTTTTCCGTCGCCCCATTAATCACCGCCGCGGGTCAAATTCCGCACACTCGGCGGACATTACGGGATGAATATCGAATAGGTCTGTGGGTGATATGTGTCTTGCATGTTGCGAACAACCGTGCTTACAGTGTCCCTGTGGATAACCGCATGATCAGCGACCGACTGGTGGTGATCTCCGCCCAAGGCCTCGACGACCTGTTGGAACTGGCGCGGATGGCAGCGGATCGCCTCCCCCACGAAGACGCGCTGCACTCCGCCCTGATCGGTGCCATCAGCCAAGTGAGGACATCAGCAACCGTCGAGCCCTAAGCTCACGGCGTGATCGAGCGACCGAACGTCAGGAAGTAGGGCAGTAGCCATTGCATGTGGATGCGGTTCTGCCGCGCAACGACGAGAAATGATCCGTACCGCCCGGTCGACCCCGACCCGTGACGGCGGCTACCTGCTCAGCACCTACGAAGGATGCACCGCCCTGTACAAGGGGCCACTGGAAGGCGAATCGGTGTACGTCGTCGGACGCAACACGCCAGACGAGAAGCTGTTCAAGCGCAACATGCTCGCCGAAGCCACCGACTACACCATCGAACACAAGGCGTCGATCGAGAACATCCGATCGTCGGCCTGTGCGGGCAGGCGATCACCGACCTTTACGCGGTTGCGTGAGGAACACCAGCAGCATCACCAGCACGATCACTCCGTAGAGGACCCAGACGCCGCTAGGCCCCCAGGTCAAAGTCATTGCTGAACCGGTAGTACATCGTGAACGACACCCATCCGATCATCAACGAATCCGGGTCGGTTGCGTAGGCGTCGTTCATGAAGAACGTCACGAAGAAACACGGCTGGTAGCTGGTCACCCCGACCGACTGGGTTTGGTACATGTCGAACGGGTCGAAGCCGGGGATGACATCGTCGCGGACCTTCATCGCAGCGATCTGGTTCTGGAACGCCGCCGGTTCGGCGTAACGGTCGCGTTCGTACAGCCGGAACTCCGGCCCGTAGCCGGTACCGAAACTGGTCCACGACCCGACCCGGCAGGAGAAGGCGATCTTCAACACGGTGATCGGTGTGCGGAACGGCATCCACATCGGCACCCTGGCGGTGGTCGCCAGGTCCGGCTCGAAAGCGATCATCCTCGGCGTCATCTCCCCCGGCCACGACCAGGTCACGTCATGAACGAGACCGGCCTTATCGCCACCACGGACCGGCGCGGACCGGTCGCGGGGCTGTCGGGTCACACCAACCATTAGTCACCACTCCCCTGGAATCCGTCGACGCGACCCGAGATCGCCTTCGGTGAAACGACACCCGAGCCGAGCGTCTGGAACAGGTCGGCGCGCTGCTCCTGCACACTGAACGTCCGCCGGTTCAACTCCAGCGACACTACCGGGAAGCCCTCGTCGTCCTGGGTGATCGTCGCCCCGATGACCCGGTAATACTCGGCGTCGCCATCCTCGTCGGGGGCGTACACCATGTCGCCCGGCTTGAAATCGACGTACGGCTTGTCGAACCGCAACGGGTCCACGTCGGGTTCCAACGTCAACGTGATCGCCGGGTTCGTCGCCGTCGACGTCGTCACCTCGCGCAAGGCGAGACGTGTCGCTTCTTGCAGATCGGATGTGTCGCAGGCGAAGAACTCTTCGATCACTTCGCTGATCGCCAACTGGTGCGCCACCAGGTTGTAGGTGAACAGACCACCGCCGTACTTGACGAGCAACCGGTTGAAGATCTTCCCCGGCGTCTCATGGGTGATGTCAGCGATGTTGCCGAGATGGGCGTCGGTGCTGCGGGTGAACGGCACCGCCGTCGAGTTGCCACGGCCGTCGTTGACGTACATCGACAACCGGAAGATGCCGTCGTCGCCGACCGGGCGCATCCACCAGTCGCACCATTCGCCGTCGGTCATCGTCTTCAAGATGTCGAGATACGAATCGCCGATGCGCGCCCCGACCTCGGGCATCTGCAACCACGGTTCGCCGTCGGTGTCGAAGATCGCATCGAAGTCAGGGGACACGTCGAGAAGCTGGCCACGCGCCCATGCTTCGGCCAACAATTGCAGCATCACCCCACCCGGCGTCATCCCCGGTTCCGACGGCGGGTAGGCGAGGATCTTCCACGACGCATCGGTGACGTAGATGACCAACGGTTCGTTCGGTTCGCATTCGTCGTCCTGCGGGATCGTCTCGCCGTCGGGCCCGATCTCGTCGGGCTGAGGCACACAGGTGAACCCGTTATCCTGGTAGGCCAACAGCAGAAAGGCGACCGGTGAAGTACGGATGTTGTTCACCACTGCAGCGAATGTGTGCGAGCCCGCCTGCATGTCGATCACCACGCGCCGGTGCTCCTGCCACGCCTCTGGGTAAGAGTTGTCGCCGAGCAGTGCGACCCCATCGAGGTACAGAGTCCAGTAGTTGTCGCCTGTGGCGACTATGATCACTTTGCGGTCGATGTCCAACTCGAACGTCTTGCGGATGTAGCCGAGGCCCGGTTCGGTATCGAAATCGGGATGCCAGATCCAGCCCGGTGTCCACGTGTTGTTCTGTGGCCAGGCGAACGGTGCCGCCGTCAACTCGCGGTCGACGATGCCGACCCATTCGGTGGTCAGGTCGCCTTGCAAGCGCCTTCACTTCACAGAACGTCCACGACGAATCGTCGAACTCCGGTGAGGCGAACGAGAACGACCGCGAATCAGGCGTCGGCTTCTGGGTCACGCCCTTGTACGGGTGGATCTTGGCATCCTCCAACCGCATCCCGACACCACGGCCGGTGCAGTTGACGATCTCGCCGAACTCTTCGTCCTGAGAGATGCGGACACGTTCGATGTTCTCGATCCGCCACGTGAACACGTTCTCCAGGTTGTAGATGTTGCACTTCACCAACATGCCGCGCTGGATCAGCGCCGCAGCGGTGTCGCCCAACGGCAGCGAGAACTTGCCGACACCGGTTTCGTCGACGACCTCTTGCCACTGGACGTCGAAAGCGTCTTCCAGCGTGGAGATCTGGAACGTGCCGTCACGGGTCCACAGCGTCGCCGACACCACCGGTGCGAAAGTCGAGGCCGGGGATGTACGGGTCCGGGTTCGGTGTCGTGGCGATGACCCGCCACACGTCGTTGGCTTGGGTGTAGGCGACGGTGGCCGCAGCGTCGTTGGGGGCGTGCACCGCCGAGACCGACATGATGTCGTCGGCCCCGGTCCATTCGACAGGTGGCGACGGGTTCCGGCGACAGACCGGATGCCACGAAGATGTCCCGGGCCTCGTCGGGGGTCAGCGAATAGTCGAAGACCAGCACGTGGGCGACGAGGATGTCGACGAAATCGGCACCACCGACCGTCAACGTCCCCGGGTCGAACGACAGGTCGGTGCCGGTCGTCGTGAAATCGGTGAAGTTGCCGTCGAAACCCCACGACCCGGAGCCGACCGTGATGCTCGGGCTCGTCGAAGTGAAGTACCACATGTGTGGATCGGTGTCGTTGAGACCGGACGTGAACTCGTCGAGCAGCGTCGACCCGGTGCCGATCGTCGGCACGACACGGGTCCGGAAATCGGTGCCGTCGTAGGACAGTTCGGTGCGCCCGACACCGCCGGACGACTGGAAGAACAGTTGGCCCGACGACGACGTGTCGTTCAACTGGAAGAAGACGATGACAGGTGAACGCCAGGCCGTCGATCGGGACCGGGCGATTCTGCTGTCAGATAGCCCGTACCCAGCGTGTCGAGAACGGTGCCCGACACCGACGGCAGGAAGTTCGCCTGCACCGAAGCTGAGGGTGCCGGTCTTGATGCCGTCGTTGTCGGCTGCAGCGAAGTCGTCGGCCGGATCGGTGACGTCGTCCAACTGCCACCACAGGACCGGGTTGAACGACAGCACCAAGGTGTGGAAGTCGTCAGCCCCACCACCGGTGACCGTCGGGGCCGGGACGACAACGCTGCGAGTGATCGCCGCCGGTGTCGTGCGGCCGTTGCCGGTGACCGTCGGAGCCGGGAAGCGTCGCGCCGATAGCGATCGACGACGGGTTGGCTTCGAAGATCTCTTCCGTGTTCGCTTCGACATCCCAGATGTCGTCGTCGTTGATCCACGACATGTTGGCCAGCGGGTTCGTCGAGAACCCGGCCGCCAAGAACAACTCGGTGGCGACGTCCGGCCCGACGTAGTCGTCGTACAGGATCAGTTGAGCGACGAGGGCGTCGGGTTGGCCGACGGCGAAGAAGCCCGTCGTCGTTGCCGACCATGATCGGACCGGCAGTGAAATCGAGCGTCGCCCCGGTCGGCCCGAAGTCGGCCCACACACCGTCGATGCCCCACGTGCCGGAGGCGTCCGGGTCGGAGCCGCCCGACGAGTCGGCGTAGTAGAGCATGTGCGGCTCGGTGTTGGTGTACCGACCGTCCGACGAGATGAAGTCGATGATCACCGAATCGTCGGTGGTCACCTTGAAGTGCAGTTCGCCGTCGATGTCGTAGAACAGGTGCACTTCCGACGTGCCCGGCTGACAACGTGTCGTAGATCGCGCCCACCGTCCCGGCGTCGTTCAACTGCCAGAAGATGAACATCGTCCAGTCTTCGCCGGACACCGGGCTGTCGGCCTCCGACGTCAGATAGCCGGTGCCGCCGTTGGTGTCGAAGACGGTGCCGTTCGGCGTCGGGAAGAACGCGGTCGCACCGAACAGGCCGGTGCCGGTCAGGATGCCGTCGTTGTCCGCCGCTGCAGCATCGTCGGCAGGGTCACTGGCGTCATCCAGTTTCCACCACAGGATCGGGGTGCGACCGTCGGTGACGATCTCGTTGAAGGTGAGGGCTGCAGGGGATTCGAGGGCGAGACCTCCGACCTCGAACTCAGCACCGTCGAACAGGCGGCGGGCAGCCATATCAGCACTCCGCGAACGTCAGGTGGCGCATCACGAAGCCCGAACCACCGTTCAGGCCCCACTCCAGCATCTGCAAACAGGCAGAGTCGAGGATCTCTTCGTTCCAGAATGCGTTCTCGAACACACTGAACGTCCCGTCGCCGTCAGCCCAGATGAAGCCGACGACCTTGAACAAGGTGATGCCCCAGTTGCCGACGGTGCCGGTCGCCGCCGACAGGGTGACGTTCTCGACTGACTTGACGCCGAGATCACCGGCCTGCAGGGGGATCGGGATGAAGATGCCGATCGAGTTGAGCGACAACGACGGGCAGACCAACACCCCTGTGTGTCCGGAGGTGCCAGCAGTGTTGGTGTACGAGATCGTCACGTTCGTCGCCGTTGCCCCGATCGCCGCGTGGGTTTCGATGGCTGCCATCACACCGACACCGGACGTGTAGCGAGTCAACGCCGCCGTCGGGAAGTTCGTGGTCTGGGTCGTGTTGACGTTGCCGTCCAGCCCGCCCTGATGCGACACGCGGTCAATGATCAGCAACGGTCGCGGGCTGTAGCCGCCACCGTTGAACCCGGCGTTGCCCGGCGTGTTGTTGGTCTGGCGCGACGACCCGCCGATGATGATTTGACGGCCCGACCCGGCATCGGATTTCGTCCAGGCCCCCGCCGTCGAACTCGTTGGGGCCACCGCCGTCGACGGGTTGGCGCCGATGTGGTCGCCCTGCTTGTTCCACACCGAGGCGAACTTCTCCTGCTTGCCGGTACCGGCGGTGAGGATCTTGCCCTCATACGACAACTGATGGGGCATGGCGATCATCGCCTTCAACGCATCAACGGAGACGAGAGCCACTCAGGCCTCCACCATCCCCAGAGCGCCGTACACAGCCGCCTCTGTCGTCGTCATCGCGTACACGCCGAAGCGATGCACGCCCCCGACTCGATCTCCGGGAGACCGGGCATTCCGGTGGCGAAGTTGCGCATCGCCCCACCGTTGTCGTCGAACGGGATGAAGGCGATCGGCGACGCCACAGTGACCCCGAAGTTCCCGGCCGTGCCGGTCGTCGCCGAGATCGTCACCGAGGCCACAGCTTGCACGCCGGTGTCGCCAGCTTGCAGCGGAAGTTGGATCATCAGGTTGGCGTCGTTGCCGGGGTTTGCCCGCCGACGCACCGAACAGCACCGCCTGGGTGGTGCGGCCGCTGGTGCCCGACTGGTTGGTGTACGACGCGGTGATCGTCCGGTTCGTTGTACCGACCGCCGTGTAGATCTCGATCCAGATCTGATTCCCTGCACCGCCGGTGTGGCGAGTGAGAGAGCCGCCGACAGTCTGGGCGGTGGTGACCGTGCCGTCGAGGCTGCCGATGTGCAGCAGCCGGTCGTAGAGGAACACGCCGCCCGCGTTCGGGCCGACGGTGATCATGCTCGACGTCATCAGCCACTTCTGGCGACCGCCACCCGGGTCGGTGAACGGCATCGCCCCGGCTGTCGACGACGTCGGAGCAGCAACCGTCGTCGGGGTCGCGCCCGGGCCGGGGAAGCCGTCGTATTTCCACATCGAATACATCAGCCCCGCCGCCCACGTGTCGATGGTCGCGGCGATGTACGGCTGCTTGTACCAGAACACGTTCTCCGGGGTACCGGAGTTGCCACCGGTAGCCCGGTTGACATAGTCGGAAAGGTCGGCGATCGCAGCCATCAGGCGTTACCTGCCGTGACCGTCCAGGTGACGATTTCGAACGGCTGGCTCGTCACCAGGTCAGGGAAGTTGATCGACATCTCCACGCCGACCGAGCCGTCCAGAACGAACGTGCCTGCCGAATCGACGACACGGAACCATGTCGCTGTGCCGTCAGCGATCACCGTCGTCGGACCCGTCAACGTCGGCGACAGCACACCACCAGACGCGCTCGGAGCGAACGGGTCGTCGTTGGTCACCTCGACCAGCAGCACGGCACCACCGATCGACGCGCCAGTCGCCGGACGCGAGCCGTCATAGACCCGTGTCAGCGATGGGCCCGACCCAGCATCAGCCTTCGCCGTGATCTGGTCGAGCATTGAATTGCGAAGTCCGGTTGCGTAACCAGCCGCCATGTGACCTCCTTGGGTCGAGCGAGTTTAAGCCGGGACGAAAACGCCCCTGGGGATACTGATGTTCAGGCTGCCGAGCATGAACGCGTTCAGCCCGTCGTCGGTGCCTTGGGCTTCGGAGACCCGCAGACCAAGCACATGGATGTTGGCGAATCGCTCCTGGCCGGACGGCATGACCAGCCGGGCGGCGTGCTGGCCGGTCGACCCGGGCGGGTTCGGTGGGTCGATGACGTACTGCCGCAACGTGTTGATGTTGTCTTCCAACCCAACCCAACCATCGGAGTTGGCGACACCGTTCTCGTCGGCCCCACCGATGATCACGATCGGCAGTTCGTGGGTGGTGACATCGAAACGGCGACGGTACGGGATCACACCGTTCGTGCCGGGAAGGCGACGATCCTGACCGCGCACGTCGAACTGGGCCCACAGCGGGGTGAGGTCGGTGATGTCCCACGCTGGGGTGTTCATCGACACCTCGATCATGTCGCCGTCGCCGATGTAACAGCGTCCCCGTGCATCCGTAGCCGACCAGCCCAGCCATTTAGCTGACCCCCTTCAAAACGTTCGCTGTACTCCGCACCGCGTTGGCGACCTGATTCGCTGTCTGTGTCGGGTTCGTTGCCCGTTGATGTTCAGCGTGCCGATCAGCGGCGCGCTCGATGCCTGCTGGTTGTTGAACCCCGGACGGATCGTGGCCAGCGGATTGGTCAGGTCACCGAACTGCAGTTTCCCGTTGATGATCAGCGGCGGCATGTTCGCCAGATCTTCCTGCGCCTTCTGGGCCATCGCTGCTGCGTCGATCTCCGGGGTGATACCGACAGGCCGTTGATGAAGATCAGCTTGATGGCGTCCGATGTCGCCTGCCAGTTCGCTGCCGCCGTCGGGTCGACCGCCTGATCGGGTCGTGGTCCGAGGGCTTCGAGCAACGCGTCCTGGATCGGCTTGACGTACGCCGCCGCCGTGGCCTCGTCGACAATCGTCTTGTTCTGGATGCCCTGCGCCAACACCTTGCCGACCAGTTCGCCGATGTCGCCGGTGGCTTCGACGAATTCGGCCTGGCCGATCACCGGGGTCAGCGGGTTGTTCTTGTCGCCGACCGCCCGCTGCAACGCCGAAGCAAGACCATCGGTCTGGGTGATCGCCGCCGAAATGTCGATGGTCGGCACGATCCCGTTCGCCGCGTTGAACGCCGCCGCGAAGTTGTCGGGCATCAGTTCGAGTTGGGCGTTGATCGCCTCGGCGGCGGATGCGGTGTCACCAAGCCCGTCGGTGATGTTCTTGATCTGTTCGTCGTCGAGTGGCGGCAACCCGATCTTCGACAACCGCTCGTTGACATCATCGGCCGTTCCGCCGATCGACAGGATGTGCAAAGCGATGTCTCGGGCATGGTCGGCTGTGGCCTGACTGGCATCCTTGGCGGACTGTTCGATCTTGGTGAACGGGCTGTCCTTGCGCTCGAAGGATTGACTGGCACTGACGACGTCTCGGGTCGCATCGCGAGCAGCAGGGCCTCCTTCGCTGCTTCGGCCAACGCTTTGGCTTCGCCGCCGACAGCACCGGCGGTCTTCAAGATCGAATCGAAGAACTTCTGGTTGCGAACAATCAGCGCCGACACGTCGGTGTCGAGGCCGAGTTGCTTGATGATGTCGGGGCGCTGCAGGTCACCAGCCGTCGCCGGGCCACCAGGGGCGGCGATCTTCGCCAGCGCGTCACGGACCTTCTCGGCCAGGCCGTTGTCGCCGCCGACAATGTCAAAAACTCCTGGGTGTTGGTGGCGTTCTTGATCAGGGTCTTGTTGAAGACGTCGGTGAACTTGTCGAAGTCACCGTTGACGCTCTTGAAGATCTGCAGCACCCGACTCAGCGACCCTGGGCCCAGCGCCTTGTTGAGATTCTCGATCGTCCCTACGACAGCTTGCTGCCGAACTGGTCGATGGTCTGCTGGAAGTTGTCGCCGAGCGTCAACAGCCCCGACACGTCGAGGTTGATGTTGCCGAAGTCGTCGAGCGCAACGGTTGCCGTCCTTGAGCCCGTCCACCAGGTCGTCGCTGAGAATTCCGGCCAGCTTGTCGACTTCCTCGCGGAACTCCTTGGCCTTTCTTCTCGGCACGGCCGAACGAGGCACGATCAGTGCTGCACCACCAGTGATCGCGCCGACAGCGGCACCGAACGGCCCCCCGATCGCGGCGCCGACACCGACGCCACCGATGATCGCCGCAAGTAGACCGGAACCCCCGGCGCTCCCCTCCGCCTTCCCGGCAGTGAACCCACCGATCGCCGCAACGGCAGCGATCGCGCCGCCCGCCAGCGCCTTGCCGAACACCTGACCGATTGTCGCGCCGCTCGCCGCGAACCCACGTTGCAGCCCGGCGAGAACGGTAGCGAACCCGGTACTCAGCGACCCCGCTGCGCCCTTGAACTTCGAGCGGAACCCTTCGACGAAGGCCGACCCCGCCTTGCCACCACCACCGGCGTACACGTTGGTCGCGGCCAGCGAATCGACGACACCCTGCCTGACACCGGCCAGCGCCGACCTCACCGACGTGCCCAGGCCACGGAAGATCGTGGCGATCCCGCTGCCGACGTTCTTGAACGTGTCGCGAAGGATGAGGCCTTTCAACCGGGCGTCGGACACCCGTTGGCCGAACAGGTCCAGTTCCTCGCGGCCGAAGACAGGTTCGGGCGTTCACCCACGTTGTCGAGCCGAGAATCCGCAGCTTTGTCTGTACCCGAGGATCTCCCGTTGCAGGTCCTTGAACTGACCCGTGGCGGTCGGGAGGGCTTGACTCCCGAACAGGCCGCCGACAAAGTCACGGGAGTTGGTGCCCGCTGACCGCAGCGACGTCGCGAACCCTTTGACGAAACCCTTGGCCCCTTCGCCGCCTGCCTTCTGGAAGCCCTGGAAGATCTGGCGCGACCGGAACAGGGCGAACAGGCCCAGCCCGATGGTCGTCACCAGCGCGACGTTGTGCAAAGCGAAGTTGAACGCGGCGACGAGGGCGGTGAGCAACGCCCCACCGATCAGTGAGACGTTCGCGCCGAGGTTGTCGAGGAAAGCGTCGGCGAACCCCTTCAAGAACCGGAAGGCGATCAGCCCGGCGGCAGGCAACCAGCCCGGCACCAAGCGCGGCGACGGCGGTGAGGAACCGGGGATCGGTGACGATCCTGCCGATGGTGCGGCCCACGAATTCGACGAAGTCGAGGAAGCCCTTCCCGGCGGCGAGAAGGTGCGGCAGCGAGAAGACATCCTTCAAGAAGGAGACGACAGTACGGCCAGCAGCAGCCAGCACGTCGACGATGAGGCCCGCCGATCGTGCGGGCAAACCCGGCCGATACCGGTGGCGGCGGCGGCGAGACCGGAACCGATGTCGGAGAAGTCGCCGAGAGTGAACGCCTTGGCGAGGGCGCTAGCCGAGGGTCTCGAAGCCTTCGATTGCTGGCTCCAGGATCGGTCGGATCGAATCCCAGAAGAAGATGATCGCCGACGTTGCCTGCAGCCACAGCGAAACCGACCGGGCCGAACGCCAGGCCGAGGCCGAGGATCGCTGGAATAACTGTTCCAGTGACGGTGCTGGTCAACAGCTTGAACGCCTCGACGACTTCATCCTTGATCACCTTGGCCAGCGCGCTCAGCCGCGGGATCACCTTCTCGTTGATGAACTCCAACACCGCCCGATAGACGGGCAGCACACGGTTCTCGAAGAACGTGACGAGAATCTTCCAGCCCTGGACCGGCCTTCTGGCCGATGAACTGGGAGGCCCGGACGATCGCCGGGACAGCGACGTTGACGATGAACTTCGACGTCGCATCGAATGCTGTGACGACATGCTCGGCGAGGAAGATGACCAGCTTCTGAACGGCCGGGATGACGGTGTTGTCGATGAACCGGCCGACGGCACGCAGCGCCGGAACGACGATCGACACGAGCCGCGCACCGAGATCTTCGAGTCGATCACCGAGCGCTTCGAACGCTGCCCGCAACGGAGCGGAGCGGCGCAGCAGGACCGACAGGCCAGCACCGAGAACCGCCGCCGAGACGAGCAGCAGACCCATCGGGGTCAGCGACAACTTCACTGCCTGGCCGAGCAGTTGGATGACCTGCACCGCACCCTTGGCGGCGAATGATGGCGGCCAACCCGGCAGCAGCGCCGAACAGGGCGTCCTTCAACAGCTTCAACGCGGGCTGGTACCGAGGATCACTTTGGTCAGCGCTGTGAAACCCTTGACGGCAATGTTGAAGAACGCCGTCAGCGCGGGGCGCAGCGTCCCGGCGATCGCCGCAGCGAACTCCAGCATCGCTTTCTGGGCGCGACGTTGGGCGTTGGCACCCTGGTCGGCGGTACGTGCGAAGTCACCCTGGGCAAGGGTGGTCTGCTCCATGATGAGCGCGAACGCGGCTTGGGCTTTGGCGTAGGCCGACAGCACCGCCTTGCCGTCACCGAGCCCCAGTTCGAGAGCCTTGGCCTTCAACGTCTGTTCGTTGAGGTTGACACCGAATCGCTTCAACGGTTCCGTTTCGCCGGTCAGACCGGCCCGAGCGCATCGAACGCCTGGTCGATGTCGACGTTGTTGAACGACGACAGGTCGGCGGCCAACTGCACGAGGGTGTCCGACATCTTCGCCGACGGAGCCTCAGCGATACCGATGGCACGGAACAGGTTGCCGAACGTCGCCGCCGCACCGAGGGCTTCGGCTCGGGTCGCACCAAGCGAGTTGACCGCATCGTTCGAGAAGTCGATGACCGCCTGCGCCGACTGGCCGAACACGACCCTCGTCTTGTTCAACTGCTCGTTGAGGTCGACCGACTGCTTGAAGCCTTCCTTCAACAAGGCGGCAACCCCAAGGCCGCCGACCAAGCCGCCAATGCCGAGACCGATCCCCCTGCCGGTCACGGCACCAGCGACCCCTGTTGAGGACACCTTGCGCAGCTTGGCGAACGCCGCCTCCTGGACGAACCGTCGACCGCCGGATGATCTGTTCCTGCTCGATGAACGAACGACGGATGATGTCTTCGCGCTGGTTCAGCGAACGACTCGTCCCTTCGACGAAGGAGTTGTTGATCTCCTTCGTGTTCGTTTCGACCACCGAGTTGGTGCGCCGCAACTCCCGGGCCAGATCAGCGTTCTGTTCCCGGACCGCGCCAGCGAACCCACCACCCCGAGTCTTCAACGCATCGAACGCCTTCGAGAACGCCGAGACAGCAGTACGGGCGGTCGCCGCGATCGCCGCGCCGAGGCCTTTCTCCAGTCGACCGATGGTCTGCGTCAGCGCCTGGGTGATGAGGATGCGTCGTTTCGCTGCCGCCTGCGCAGCGACAACCGACAACCGACCTTCGTTCCTCGACTGCTGGATGCGCTCCAGGGCGGCAGAACGGGCGGTTGATGTTTCCCGCTGCTGCTCGACGATGTAAGCCGACGACGCCCTGCGGGTGTTTTCGATCTCCTTGCGGGCCGCGTCACTGACGACGTTGGTCCGTTCGATCGAACCACGACGAGCCACTTCGGTCGCCGACCGTGTGGCGGCAACGTTTTCGTCGACGGCACGATTGAGTCTGCCGAACAGATTCAGCAGGCCCTCGACCTGCTTGTTGATCGCCCCCATCGCCCCGTTGATGCCGTCGTCCATCCCATGAACTGCCCGGCCGAGGTTCTCGGCGGCCTTCTCTGTCCGGCGGAACTCGGTGGCAGCCCTCTTCGCCTGATTCTCCAGGGTCTTGTTGCCCTGCTCGACACCTGCGATGAGGACACCGCCCAGGTGCTTCATCTGTTCTTCGACGGCCCGCGTGACCGCTGCGTTCAGTTCAGGCTCGATCGCAATCTTGATCGCGTCGGGGTTCCCGCCTGCTGCCACGCGGGGATACTACTCCGGGGGTGTGATTTGTCTACGCTTCCCCGCTGCGAGCATGGCGTTCAGCTTCTCGATTTCGGTGAGCGGAGCGGCCCGATCGACGTCAACCGCCGACCTCGGTTCGATGCTGCGCAACTGCCGACCGCCGCGTCGCTTCGGTTGCGTGCGGACCTCTTCGGCCCGTTCCCGTTCGGCCTTCTCTCGTTCGAGGTCTTCGAACGATCTGTCGGAATAGCCGAACGCCGATTTCCATGTACTCCCGGTAGTCGTACGAGTTGCCCATGATCGGCGCTTGCGACATCAGATGGGCCCACACCACGTCGAGCCATTCGGCGAACGACAGGCGCTCGATGCGTTGCCCGCCGAGAAGTAGTCGACCCCTTAGCTCTGCGCGGACGTCTGGCGTCTCGCCGTAGACCGCGAGGCCGAGGGCGATACGGTAGGGCGTTCCGCGGCGACCTCGATCAGACGCGACATCAGCGATGCCAACTTCTCACCATCGAGGCCCTTGGCACTGCTCAGGGCCTCGGAGAAGTCATCACGCTCCCCCTCTACGACCAGGCCCATCAGGAACTTGCTGATCCCGCCCGGTTCTCCGCCTGCGATCTGCGCCATCGCGAACGAGTTCAGATCACAGATGATCGTCCAGTTCCGGCCCAGGATCTTCACCTGCTTGGTGGGCATCGCCTCTTTGACGACAAGGCCGAGTTCGGAATCAAGGTCAGTGATCTGTGTTGGCACAGCCGACATAGTAGGTCATCTGCTACGTGTTCTTGCGAATGGCCTTCTGCAAGCCCTGTTGCATGAAGTGCTTGCCGGTGTACGGCGGGTGCTTGACGCCCTTGTTGGTCTTGGTCAGCAGGATGCCCTTGCCGCCCTGCTTCACGCCACGGGCCCGGAACTGGGTGTACGCACCCTGGCGGCGGCCGGAGACGGTCCCTGGCGCAGCGCCCTTCTTCGGGCGGGCCGTCAGGTTGCTCGGGAAGTACAAGAAGCCGCCAGCACTCGGGTAAATCCGATACTCGTGGTCGATGCCCAACTCCAAGGCGCCGACCTTCCCGGCGGGAGCCGTCGACCAGATCTTGAGACCTGGCAAGCCGTCACCGTTCTCGTCGCCCACCACCTCGGCGCGGATCGACCCGGCGAGATGCTTGGTGCGGCTGTGGCGACGACGGCCGGAACGGTCGTTGACGAACGTCTTACGGATGATCGTTTCCGTTTCATCGACCGCGTCCTTGGCGATCTGCTCCAGCCTGCGTTCGACCACCGGGGCCGCCGCGTCAAGGAGCGCCTTGCGGAAGTTGCGGGGCATCTTCAATTCGGTTTCGATGCTGAACAACGACGAGGCCATGTCAGTTCCAGGGCAAGTCGACGGTTACTGGCACTATCCACCCGGCGACCCCGCCGAGAGGGTTCAGCGGCGTCATCGAACCGACCGTGCCAGTGACGCAGGTGGTACCCGGCGGCACGAGACCTTTCGAGGACTGCAGATAGGACAGGCGGCGGTGCATCGCTTCGCCACGGGCATAGATGTACTTGGCGGCATTGGCCTGCTCGGACGGTTGCGGCATGACGATCGTTTCGCCGTCGACACGCGCCGTCGGCCAGCCCGACTCGCGGAGGATGACGGTGAACTGGGCCCGGAACAGCGAGAAGGAACCGGCGATCGAGTTCGGCGAAGCGTTTACCGTCGTGAACTGCACCGTCAACGCGTCAGCGATGGCGTCATCACCGTTGCCGAGCGTGACGTACGCGGCGATGTTGTCGCAGCACTCCGGCTGACAGGCCATCAACGCGTCGTACACCGACGCCAGCAGATGGGCGGCGATGTCGTACAGATCCGTGCAGCACGGATCGGAGATCTCACAGGGTGCGACCGGGATCATGGGGCGAACCTACCCCAGCCGGTTACGAGCCGGTCGGGAGATCCTGGTAGCCGCAGGCGACGTCGGCGAGGATCGCCGCGTACTCGTCGGACGAGTAGCCGACAGCGAAATGCGGGCTGTTCGGCGCATACCCGGCACCCGGGTAGTCGTTCCACGGGCCGTCGTACAGGCTCGGGTTGTTGGTCGCCTTGCCGGTGAAGGCGACACGCTTGATGTCGTCGGCGAAGTTCAACGAACCAGGCGTGAGGCGGACCTTGCCGAAGATGTGGCCGATGGCCGCCGGGTGGTCGGAGCCTGCGACGACGCAGTCACCGGAACCCTGGGCGATGGCCGTGGTGATCACTTCGAGGTACACGCCGTTGCGCCGACCGGCGGTGTACAGGCGCTCGGAGTAACCGATCACCTTGCCAGCGAAGGAGCCAGCGGCCTTGCCGAGGATGGTCGAGCCACCGAACAGCATGGCCATCATCTCGAAGTCGGCGAAGCCGAACTCGCCGGAGACGTTGTACCGCTTCACGATGTCGTCGTTCTCGTAGGACTATCGGACCGCCGATACACAAACCAAGGCGAACCCTTTCTTACCGGTGTTACTTTTGCCGGTACTTATCACGCCGCGGAGCCATCCGCGAGCCGCCCAGTACACTTACGGGCGGTTATCCTAAATCAACTTGGACACACTTCGAGTGCGCGTCGGCGAACTGGAAGGTGATTGCCTTTCGTTGCGTTAGGCATGGCGGCCGTGGAGGCGCAGTGTTGGGTCGGCCCATTTTTTTTACGACCAGGTGAGTGCTCGTCTATGCCTCGCTAGATATTCACACTCTCTCGGCTACTGGCTGATGGGTTCTTTGAACTAGATGGGGGGTTCTAGGTGCAGAAAAGCGCGGCCCGTCAACGGCGCGCTAGGCTCAGCTAATTGGATGGATGCCCAGAGCTACTTGGCTAGAGACCCAAGTAATCGTGTGGTTTGGATGTTTGTGCTATTAGGGCGGCTTGCCGATGGCAAGCACACACGGTAGAGCGGGTCGTACGCCGTTGATAATACTACGGGCGCACCATGCTTTCGGCTCAGCAAGCTCCCCTCTCTGCGACTGGGCGCAGATTTCTCAGTAGGCATCGGATGGTAAGGGACTGACAGGTCATGCGGGTTCATCTCGGTCCTAGTAGCCTCGTAGCGAGATACTGTGCTTGGTGACGAAGTTAAGTGGGTCCGATGGCTGATCCTCAACGGGTGCGGTTCGTTGCTGTCCCTTGCCACCATGGTGGGACGTTTGGCTGGCTGCATGAACCCTAGTCCCCACAAGACATGCCGGTTGCTATCACTCTAATACAAATATCTCCCCCCACATCCCCTCCAAAATTCCCTCCCCTGTAACTTTCCTATTCCTTCCAATCAACACTTCAACCCGTTCATCCTCATTCCATCCTACCCTCTCTCCCACCATCCTAAAATCATTCCCCTTTAGTAACTCAAATATCACTATCCCTCATTCTCTATCCTCTCTTCAAAAAATCT